GGGTACTGGGAACCGCTTTTCTCATGTTATGGCCATTGCTCCTAATGCAAGTTCTTCCATTATCATGGGTAATACTAGCCCTAGTATTGAACCTTATAGGGCAAATGCTTACCGTCAAGATACTCTATCAGGTTCTTACTTAAATAAGAATCGTTGGTTAGATGAATTGATTATCGAAGTATCAAATGAAAAACCTGAAGGTTGGTATGACGATGTTTGGTCTTCCATTATTGCGAATGATGGTTCTGTTCAACATTTAGATTGGATGTCAGACCATGATAAAGATGTATTTAAAACATCTATGGAGATTGACCAACGTTGGGTTATTGACTTAGCGGCCGACAGACAAGTGTTTATTGATCAAGCACAATCATTGAATCTATTCTTTAGACCTGATGCTAACATCAAGTATGTACACGCTATTCATTTTATGGCATGGAAAAAAGGTGTTAAGACTTTGTATTATTGCCGTTCAGAAAAGATTGGCAAGGCTGATAAAGTATCCAAGAAGATTGAAAGACAAGTTATCAAAGAATTGGACATGGCCGAAATCGCCGCAGGCAATGACTGTATCGCTTGTGAGGGTTAAATGCCATTATTAGTGAAAACAAAAGTTAAACCAAGTGCCATTGAAGGCCTTGGTTTGTATGCTGATGAAGATATTTCAGCCAGCACAATAGTTTGGAAACATGATGCTGACATTGATGGATGGATTGATGATGCTGATTGGCTTGATTATCCAGAATCATTCAAGGAACACATAAAACATTTTTGTTGTTATGATTCCAGAATGTGTGGTTGGATTAGAGCGAGTGATAATGCAAATTGGATGAATCATTCTGATGAACCCAATTTAGATGTTCCTAATTATTATATACACATTGCAAATCGTGATATAAAAAAAGGAGAAGAATTGACTTTAGATTATAATAGAATAGGAGATGATGATGTCTTTTTTGATAGCGAATTTACCCCCAGTTAAATGTTATATAAGAAAAGAGTTTTTATATGATTTTGAAAAAGGATTTGGTGAATTGGTGCCTTGTCAATGGGTTAGCTTAAAGTCAATCAAAGGACAGGCTTTTAGAATTGAATCTTATCTACCGGAATATGGAGCTCTATACGACAAAATACCATTACATGGTTATTGTTGGAAAGAAGTTGAAGATGAAATGCCTCTAGATTATTTGCAAATTTGGAATTGTATGTCTTACGACATTACGGTTTTGAAAAAAGCAGTCATTGAAAACTTATCATGTTCATTTTTGGCCAAAGATAAAAAGATGGTTAAAGGCCAATATATGTTTACGGTAGATTCTGCAAGTCCTGATTATAATGTTTTAGATGTAAGTTATGCAGAAGATACTGAAGACCACAAATCTTTTAATTTTATTAAATGTGATAATGGTCAGTTTGCTGCTCAGCCAAACAATAGAACAATATTCTTTGAGCCAAGTAGTAATCCTGTACAATTAAAACATCCTGATTTTAGAGTTGCTACAAAAATGTGGTCGGTTGAAACTGATGCGAAATGGTCGTTAGGAGATACAAACACAGTAATGTACGAAAAGGAATAAAATGGAAATTATTAATGCTAAAGGAGAACTCCTTGACAGAGCATTGAAATTTCGTTCAAGGATAATGAATGAAACATTTGGTGTAGAAAGTGATATTGATATATGGGACGAAGTTGCTCATCATATTTGTTATGTGTATGATGACCATATTGTGGGTTATTATAGAGCTATTCCATATACTGATAAAAACTTTTATACCGAATCTGAATTTGACCTGACTGGCTTGAACATAGATAAGAATAAGATATTGGAAATAGGTCGAGCATGTATTGATTCTAATTTTAGAAATGGTAGTGTTATTCCAGCTTTGTGGTCAAAGGTATTAGAGACTGCTTCAGAAATGAATGCTGAATATGTTATGGGTGCTGCAAGTATTATACCTACAACACATGATGTATATTATTTAAAAGCACACTGGCTGCAAAAATATAATTATCTGAGCAATAATCATGCCATGCCATTAAATCGTTTCAATAGTATATCAGGAAGAATAAAAGATGTTCCCAGATTGATAGAAGTATATGAAAGAGTTGGAGCGAGAATCGTAAGTGATCCATCTTATGATCCTATCTTCAACACAGCAGATGTGGTTACTTTATTAGAAGTACACAATATCAATTCTAGATGGTTAGATAAATTAGTAAAACAAAGGAGCGAGTAAGATGAAAAGAGTACTTAGATTTACAGCATCATGGTGTGGACCTTGTAAAGGTCTAGCCATGACATTGAATAATATTAATACAACTATGCCAATTGAAGTGATTGATATTGATGAACAATCAGGCATAGCAAGAGACTTTGGTATTCGTTCTGTACCAACTCTTGTAATGCTAGATGAAAACACAGAAATCAAAAGAACAGTAGGCGCATTACCACAAGCACAACTAGAGGCATGGCTGAATGATTAAAAAGAAAGATTTAAATCTTACAGAAGACAGAAATTATTTTAAGCCATTTAATTATCCATGGGCATATGAGGCTTGGTTGAAACACGAGCAGTCACATTGGCTGCACACAGAAGTACCTATGATGGAGGACGTTAAAGATTGGAAAAAGAAGCTAACAAATGAAGAAAAGAAATTCCTTACACACATCTTCAGATTCTTTACTCAAGGCGATATCGATGTTGCCGGTGGGTATGTTACTAATTATCTTCCTTACTTCCCTCAGCCTGAAATACGTATGATGCTTCTTGGCTTCGCCGCCAGAGAAGCACTTCACGTAGCAGCTTATTCCCACTTGATTGAAACTCTTGGTCTTCCAGAGACAACATACAATGAGTTTATGGAATATGCTGAGATGAAAGAGAAGCATGATTATATTATGGACATCTCTGGTCAAAATACGACCAAAGAGAATACTGCAACACACATTGCTGTGTTCTCTGCCTTTACTGAAGGTATGCAATTGTTCTCCTCTTTCATTATGTTGCTGAATTTTCCAAGACATGGTAAAATGAAAGGCATGGGTCAAATCGTCACATGGTCTATTGTAGATGAGACACAACATGCTGAGAACATGATTAAAATGTTTAGAACATTCATTGAAGAAAATCGTGAGATTTGGAATGATGAATTAAAATCTAAGATATATACAATTGCTGAGAAGATGGTAGAACTCGAAGATAAGTTTATCGATTTGGCCTTTAACATGGGTCCAATGGAAGACTTAACGGCTGAGGATGTTAAAAAGTATATTCGTTATATTGCAGACAGACGTTTGATTTCTTTAGGACTCAAGGGTGTGTTTAAAGTGAAAAGGAATCCTTTGCCTTGGGTGGAGGAAATGATTAACGCACCAACACATACTAACTTCTTTGAGAACAGAGCAACAGACTATGCAAAAGGTGCTCTCTCAGGTGATTGGAAGGATGTTTGGGCCTAATAAGGAACTATAATGACAAACAAAACAATTATGGCTGAATGTGAAAGCTGTGAATCGACATATGAGGTATCTTACATGGAAGAATTAGTATCAGAAGAACTACCAGAGAGATGCCCATTTTGCGGTGAACCCATCGATGAATTATCTGAAGACTATATAGAGGACGATGATGATTCTGAAGATGAGGACGAATGGGAATAAACTGGCAATATAATGATGTAGATTTTACTGAAGACATGATTGGTGACAATTATGGTTTTGTTTATTGTATAACAAATCTTATCAATGGAAAAAAGTACATTGGTAAGAAATTTTTTTATTCCAGTAAGACAAAACAAGTCAAAGGCAAAAAGAAAAGATTTAAGGTTTCTAGTGATTGGCAAACTTACTACGGATCCAACACAGAATTGAAAAATGATGTTATAATGCATGGAGAAGAAATGTTCAGTAGGGAAATCCTACACCTTTGTAAAACCAAGGGTGAATGTGGTTACCTAGAAGCTAAAGAACAATTTGTCCGTGATGCATTAATTGGTGAAGGTTATTACAATTCTTGGATTATGGTTCGTGTTAGGAAATCGCATATCAAAGGACTAGAATGTTAGATTTTATGAAAGAGTTTGACTCTGATTATGATGCGTTGTTTTTCATGCCGCATGATGAAGATGAAAACAAAGTTGAAATACATGCGAGAAAGTTTGTATCACAAGGTGAAGCCTTAGATGGTAACGAAATAGGTCCATCATGGCATGTTGTGTTATTTAAATTGGATGAAGAAGGTATGGCCAAGGATATAGATACATTTGATGCTATATTTGCCGAACCTAGGGAATATGTTTCGGAATTAATACCACTCAACTTCTACGGAGTGGTAGCAAGGAAAACAACAACATCCAAGGTTTTCCTAGAAGACTTTGTTGCCAAAATCTCCACAGTCTGATACAATGTAATTTTGAAACTCGAAAGTTTATTATGATACTCGTTGACTTGAATCAGGTCCTATTGTCTGGCTTGATGGCTCAAATTTCTAACCAAAAAGGTAAGAAACTAGAGGAAGATTTAATTAGACACATGGTGTTGAACATCATTAGGAATCACCTAAGAAGTTTCCGTGCTGAATACGGAGAAGTTGTGTTGTGTTCTGACAACCGTAAATACTGGCGCAAGGAATTCTTTCCTTTCTACAAAGCTGGTCGCAAGAAAACCCGTGAGAAATCCGATTTAGATTGGCACCTTATCTTTGATATGTTGGCCAAATTTAAGGTTGAGCTTAAGGAA